GGACTGGAAGCAGGTACTACGATAATATCATCGAAAGCTGTATTAGTGCCATCTTCAATGGTGCAGACCCCGTTTACTCCGCTGGTAGTAACTTGGCAATTACAGAAAGATAGATAATCTCCCGTAGAGCCCGCAGTCCCCAAGGACTGGTCTGTAGCAGAAGCAGCTACTTCTTCCTTATCCCAAGGACCTTCCATTACGTTGAATACCTGTTCTGTCTGAGAGAAGCTAGAGGCTTCTCCAGCCAGCTTATTAACTACAGCTACGCCTACTTCATCCGCTGCTCCGTTACCGAAGTAAGAAATTACAGCTGTATTACCTACAACTAGAACGCCTAAGAATAGAGCAAAACCTACTAATACTTTATACATCATCTTATTTCCTTTTACGCTTGTTCCCGCCTGTGGCGGCTTCTACTGCTGCATCAATAGCAGCACCTCTAGGTCCCCGAACAATAGTTCCACCGAAACCTCCCATAACGGAACCAGACGAGCCTTGCGGCTTCTTTTTGACTGAAGGTTTCTTCTTCGGTGCTGTTGCCATTTAATTATCTCCGGAGTAAAGTAGCTAGTAAAATTGCTAGGGCTTCTTCGTCGTCTTGTAACCTAGCTTGTTGAAGGGCTAGCTTCTTGAGTCGAGCATTTAGTTTGTAGTCGCTTTCAGTCCAAGAGTAGCTACCTCTAGGGACTGCTGGAGAGGGTGGAGTAGAGGATCTCGTCCAAGAGGTTGCCCAAGAAGTACCCCAACTATCTGCCCAAGTGCTAGCCATTTACTATGGTCCCCATTCATCGCCCGGTGCTCCAGTACCAGCTACAAGTACGTCGTTGACGTATTGGATATTGGCATTCACTTGACCAGCTACTGTGAAGTTAAGATTGTCTGTTTTGGCTTTAATAGCATCAACTACAGTATCTACTGTGCTAACATTAGTTGTTAGTGTAGAAATAGTACCCGGAATAGTAGCGTCAGTATCTACTAGAATGGCGTCTACTACGGTATCAATAGTGCTTAGCTGTGTGTCTAGATTTGCTGAAGCTAAGCCGACTGCTGTACGAACACCAGCAGCATCTAGAGGAGCCGTGTACCCTGCACTGGAAAGACGGCTGCTAACTGTAGCGTCTAAATTAGTTCCTAGTATAAATCCTGCTGTACCAGAACCATAAGCACCGGGAAGCGCTGTAGTCCAAGGATCTCCAGCAGAACCTGCTCCGTTAAGGGCAGCACCTGTGCTTCCTGCTGTTAGATGCCCTGAAAGCACTTCATCCCACACCGCGTCAGCTACTCCAGCGTTAGTTACAGTAGATGCTCCATAAGCAACTAAACCGTCATTGACCTCTGACTGTACTTCAGCGTCCCACGAAGCATTCCAAGGAATAGCAGTTAGACCTGCACCAGCAGAGCCTAGAGTAGATTCTACTCCGTCTACGAGAGTTTCAATTGCAGATAGACCGAATGTAGCATCCTTTAGTAGTGCGAGAATTCCTCCAGATCGTTCAATGGAAAAGGACCCGGCCCAAAAACTAACAGTCCGTGTGTCTGCGGTAATGGCTGAAACTGCCACAAAGTACTCATTTCCTGCCGCAAAGAATCCAGCATCTGTATTGTCGCTAGTGTCAATGACAACCATATGGAGTCCGGTAAGAGCATCAAAATCTGTCGTAGCTGTGTATCCGTTGTCTGATGATCTTTGAGTTGTTCCACCATTTTTATAAATCTCAATATCTGCCGCAGCAAATCCTGTAATGGTAATAGAAGCGCCATTGCTGTCGAATGTCTGGAAAGGCATACGAACTGTAGCACCTGTAGGAAAGTCTCCGTAATAAACCATTACAGCTTACCTCTTACTAGGTTAGCACTTCCGCCGCCACCCCCTGCGCTGTAATCTAATCCAGATAATACGGGCCATACAGGAAGGATAATGCTATCTGCTTTTGTGAGTGCTCCGGTAGCTCCTTCTCGTGTCACTTTCTGAATATCAGTATAAGGAGACAGTAGAGCTTTCTTAGCATTAGCGTAAGAATCGTAACTCCACTCAATAAATGCTAAGTCACTAGACGTATCTAGCGGACGTACCGTTAGAGCGAATTCTGTATTAGCTGCGATTGTAATAGGCGTATCAAACAGAATTGTGTGCACGTAATAGCCTAAAGCTGCTGATGCGCCAACCCAGTGGTTAGGGTCCAATACATACGATTCTTGTAAACTAGGAGTAGCCATATTGGTGTATAGATAAAATCCTACACCAGTAGCACCCGTAGCTACTGCTGCGCGATACAAGTGCTGCATTCCTACAATTTCAGCGGCAAATGGTAGAGTAAACACGTTGCCGTACTCGTCAGGATTAGCAGCGGTTACGTCAATATCACGAGTTGTCCAAGTGTTGACAAAGCCTGAATTCATGAACCAGCCAACGGTACCATCATCGGCAATAATCATTACGTTAGGAATGGCACCCGCAATCGCCGCAGTAGGAATAGCGTTTACTACACAAGGGAATGTGGAACGTGCTCCGTTCTTAGCCGCAATCTGAATATTGGCCGTTGTGAAAGCTGTTAGCTGGAATCGGATAGCGCATAGCTGTCCACTTGTAATGGACTTTGTACCCGAAGTAAAAGCTTTGTTGTAGACTGTGTTGCTTGCTAAAGCATCAGTACCAGCAATAAACGTAGTGGATACGTCAGCGCCACCGTCACCTCTAGGAGGTGGACCAGTAGTAGTATCTACGTCTTGAATAGAAATAGTGAGTGTGGCTGTCGTCCACGTAGTAATCGTACCTGTACGAAATACTACTGCTCCTCCCGCACTAGATACGGTTTTACTCCCTGCGTAACTATCCCATACGATCTGACCAATCATGTCTACATACTCATTCAGAGCATCTAGAGTTGTAGATACTAAAGCGGGAGTGCTACCATCTAGTGTCTCACCAATACCACTAGGCTTCAAAGCAAATGGAGATACTGACCTAGAAATAGCCATTAATCGATCACCATGTTGAATCCAGTAGTAAGCTTAGCAGCAGCTTGTGGAAGAGTAAGTTGTGCAATACCAGCACGCATAATCACTCTAAGAGCATTTTCAATCTCAGCATCAGTTACAGGCGCACGTAAGAAATCAGTATCGACGTGGAACGTCCGGACTTTAGCACCGACCGTAACGGTTATAATGTGATGGTTGCCGCCAGCACAGACACCTTCCCTCTTAATAGTAAACGTAATAGGCACTTATTCCTCCGGGGGAGCTTCAGCTAAGCCCGCTAGGCGGCCTTCAGCGTCTCGTGTTACTGGGATACCGTCTACAGCGGCTACCATGCCGTCTGGACCTCTATCAATCTTGGGAGCTTTGCGGGGCTTCTTAGGCTTTGATAGACCATCAATAGCCATGCCTTGCTCTCCTACCTTGCCGTCTAGGCGTTCGATAACTGTTGCTAGTTTCTCAAATACACCAGATAGGTCAGGGGAGTTAGTAGACGAAGAAGCTGTGTTCATACTAAGCATCTTCATCTGGTTCTCAAGGAGAAGCGTAATCTTTTCTAGTATAGGATTAGCAGGCATTTCTTCCATTTCTGGAACTTCCATACCGCTATCTTCAACCTCAACAGGAGTCTTACGTGTACGCTTAATGGTCTTGGTACCGTCTGGCTTAGAAGTTTCGGATTCAGATTCCTCAGATACGTCTTTCTGCTTGGAAGCAGAGATAGTAGCCATTGCTTGAATCTGGGCTGTGAAACCAGCCATCTGAGCTTCTACCTGAGCTTTCTGTGCTTCAGCAATCATCTTGAAAGCTTCAGCTTGAGCACGAAGCTGCTCAGTCTCTGCTTTAACGCTTTGAAGCATAGCAGTAGCTGTCTGCATGTAACCTTCGCCGATATCTCTCTTGGCTTCTGCCTTGATACCTTCGTCAATCTGTTCTAGCTTGCGTGTCTGTAGGTCACGTTCGTCTAGCCACTTCTCCTTCTCAAATTCCAGCTTTTCTTTGTCTAGAAGGACTTTCGGGTCCGGAGGAGGAGGCTGTGGATTCATCGCAGATTCGATGTTCTGCTCCGCAAGCTTAATCATCGCTTCGCGGTCTTCGATAGCGGAGTTGGAGTAAATACCCTTGATAAGCATCCAATAAGCGGGAGACTCGGGAGGAACGGTGGATAGCAGCGATACTAGCTGCCCTTGCTCAAACTCCCGAGCCATGATTCCCATCGTAGCCCGGACTTGGAATTTATAATCCTTCATCGGGAACAGTTCTGGGTTGAACTGCATATAGCGCCATAGAGCTTTCTCTACTATGGGCTTAAGGAACTCACGCTCGATGTTTGCAAGCGTTCGTCGGCTACGCTTAATCATCGAACCTACTACCATAGACATAGAAGTAGCAGCCATTCGATTAGCATCCGCCATAGCGGCGGGAAGTTCGTACCCGCCCGTACCACGCTGAATCATCTCACGTAGTTCTTGAGTCTGTTGGAAAGTATGCGGGTCGGGAGGAGGGAATTTAAGAGGCATCAAGGCTTCCGCAGGATTGCCTTGAGTTAGAATGTTCCGTCCGGGACGAACAGCAAAGGTTTCGCCTCGCGGAATCTTAGTAGCGTCGATAGCCATCATAGGATGGGTAGATAGACCTAGAGCATCGATACGAGCACGAATCTCTGCGTCTAGTGCTTTCTGAGGGTTGTAACCCTTCTCAGCGACTCCTCGACCCCAAAAACGGTCAGGGACCGTATCGTGTTGATAAGACACAATTGAACGGTCCCCCATTAGGAAAGGATTTTCTACAGCGCGAGCAACATGCTCATCGTTGATGATAGTGACAATGGCTTCTACCAGTTCCTCTCCTGCCAGAGAACCCCCTTCTACAGCCTTGATAGAACGGTCTTCAGTTACTGACTGAATAGCTTCATCGATTTTATCGAAAAGCGTCTCTTTTTTGGTGAGCATCGACTTAGGTACTAAACCGTGATACTCAACTACTTTTACAGCCTCGCTTTCTGTATCTGTAGGATTGTATTCGCCTAAGGTGTCCAGTCGCTCAATAGTATCATTGAAAGGAGCAAGAGGAATATTACGATAAATTCCATCACTAATCTTCTTTTGCACTGAAGTAAGGGGAACTTGAAGTACGTGGGCACATCCGAGTGCTTCGTTTACATTCCGTGCAACTGGGTCAATAGCAAAGTTACGAGGAGAGATAGGAATAACTTTGACTACGTACTTCTCTTTGAATTCTACAGCAGGTAGACCTTCGTTAGTAATACTAGGAACTTTAATACGGTCTACGATGATTTTAGCAATACCCGTACCGTAGAGAGCGCCATTGAAATAGGACTCACTAATAGCATTAGGAACCCCATTAAGATTAAACTCTTCGACAAGGGTATTAATGGCAGCACCAATATCTTCCTTCTCTTGGTCAGCGATATCGTCAGAGACATCAATCCAGCGCTCACGAATAAAGGTAGCGTCTTCTAGTTCGGCTACCATAGTTTCTACTGTCTGAGCTAGTTCTGGACAGATAATACGGCTACGTTCCCCGTTACGAGACTTATCTGATTCTGTCCAAATACCCCGCCACAGGCGGTAATACTCGTCCCAACGGTCCTGATAGTTCATATCACGCCATTCCTCCCAAGCATCTACCTTGGAAGTAATCCAGCCTGCTAGACCGTCGTTTGAGGTGTTATTTTCCATTAATTATTCATTTCTGAAAGAATACGTTGAACGGAATCCAAAAGCTGAGTCAGAATAAGCGCCGATACTAGGAGGATTACTGAATCTAATACCGTTGTAATCATACTTAGCTCCTAGCGGGGAACCAGCGCCTATTAAAGGTGAAGAACGAAGGAGTTGAAAGCTAGCGGCGGTAGAAGGGGATGTGCCGCCGATGAATTGGGGGGCGGTTGTCACCGAGCTTGTGCAGGTTACACCCATGCAGGTTGCGCCGTTGACGTGGAAGGCATTATGCGTGGCGGTCCATGTAACGCCCGCGCCGGATTGAAGGCCCGCGATAGCCATTCCGTGGAACACGTTGTTCCGGACGTTTCCAGTACCGGCGGCGGGTAAATACACATAAATACCACGTGTTCCGGTCTCATCCCCATTGCCGAAAAACACATTGTTTTGTGCGTTTAGCGTAAATCCGTTGCTGGTGTCGATGAAAATCCCGTAAGCGTTCGCAGCCACGTTTTGCATGTCGAAGATGTTCGCCTCGACATTGATGGTTTCGCCAGAGCTGGCCGAAAATGTCCCTATGCCCTTAGGTGAGCTTGTCGTGTTTGGCACAATGTAGTTGCGTCGAATAGTTACCTCGTCGCAGTAATTGACCGCGATGTTGTAAGCGCCACCTCGGAGTATGCTGTCCTCAAGAATCAACCCGCCCGATGTCCCCGCGCCGGAATCACAGCCGAAAATCACACCGTGCTTTGTGGCCTTGTTGGTACGGTCGCAATCCAGCCCTGTGATTCGGACCCGGTTGTGCGCGTACTCGACGCTGGACGTGCCGCCGCCATATTGGATGCAGTCCCCATAAGGTGTGGTCGCGAGGTCTACATTCGCGATGCTTATGTTGTCCCAAGTGTGGTCGTTGCCCTCGGCGTAAACCCCATCCCCCTCGCAGTTGTACAAAGTGATGTTTGAGGCGGTTACTTTTGAACCGTCAACGCGTAGGCACTGATAGTCGACATTCCTCGCCGCCGCGCCCTCGCCCATCGTGTCATGCACTGTGATGTTTTCGAGGACGTTGTTTATTTCAGTCGCCGATGTGCTGGACGCAGCGCTAATATTAAGGACACGCTGCGTGATGGCGCTACCCCCGACCATCTCAAGATTTTTAAATGTAACGTATGTTTGGTTGGCGTTTGACGCGGCAACTGCGCCGCCTGTCCCCGCAATCAACTTCGCCGCCGCCCTGTCGCCCTGCGACGAGCAATCGCCGTCTACGGTGATGACATTGCCGGCGCTGCCAGATGCGCCAACGTTAAACAGGGTGTTGTCGTTGAACTCGCCGCACATGATCAGTGTGTCACCAGCGACAACGCCAGCGCCGCCCCAAACCACATCGAAATAGCCGTCGAATGCTGTTGCGTAGCTCGTCCCGTCCTCGGCACCATATTCACCAGAAGCCGGCCGCACGTACCAAGTAGCAGCGCACGCTACAGCGGGGAAGAGGAGTAGAAGAAAACTAATAACCCGATATGACATCTAGGGGCTCCGCGTATCCGTCATCGAAGATGACATCTTCATTGTAGATTGTAGAACCAATCTGGTCGATGTATGCTAAGGCGTCTAGCAAGTCATCGTGAGCAAGGGGATTAGGGAAGTCGGCCATCTGGTCTTGCAGATGTTCTAGGTAGGGGGCGTCGTTGAACTTGATTCTACCGTGTTCCATACGGCCCTGTAAGGCCCATTGGATACGATCTATCTTCTTCTTACCACCGTGAGATACTTCTACGATATTAGGGAAGGTATTCAGACGTAACATCTGGTCTTTCATGTAGGGCATCATAGCGTTCTTGAGAGAACCTTTTTCGATGCCTAGCGCCTTAGGTCGATACTGCTGTGCTGCTCTCAGCACTCGAATAGAGGTCTCTCTTACGTCCCATCTACCGTGGAGGATATCTGCTACCCACCAACCGTAAGTCCCTACTTTTACGATTGCGATAGCTGTTTCGTCGAGACTGGAGAACTTTGAAGAGAGATTCTTGAGGTCTGCGGCTTCAAATCCAGCGGGGTCTACCGTGATGTAAAAGTCTCCGTCTAGGGGTTCTGTTCCTAGAATCATTAATTCTGGGTTTAGAACCGTACCACCTGAGATAGAGAAGGAAGCTTCAAATTCTTGTTTGAATGAAGCCTTCGACATCGCCCTCTTAGCTGCTGCAATTTCCTTCTTGTTGAGAAAGGGATTGTCAACGCTCTTGAAGGTGTAAGGGAACCAGTCTTCTTCGTTATTTTTCTTATAAGCATCTTGGAAGAGCTTGTAGAAGTGGTTCTTACCAGCGGGAGTACCGATGAAGAGGGCTCCACCTTCTACGTCTGCTAGGGTTGGGCGGATAATCTGTTCCCAAACCTCTGGTTTCATAGACGCATATTCGTCCAAGACTACATAGGATAGACCTACACCGCGTAGGGTATCGGGTCTATCAGAGCCTTTAAGATGGATTTCCCTTCCATTTACGAGTCTGAGGACTCCAGTATTCTCCAAAGTAGACTCGATTACGTCCTTACCTAGCTCCTTAATCAGCTTCCACATGATGTCTTTAGCCTGATTGAAGGTAGGAGCTACGTAGTAGACTACGCGGTCTTTTCCTAGCTTATATCCCCTCTCATTTTCCTCTTTCAAGCCCTCTACGAGGAGAGTTACTGCTGAAAGATAGGTTTTACCTCCTCTTCGCCCCGCAGATACTATCTTGAAGCGCTTAGGGGAGGTAAATACCTCCAATTGGGAGGGATGGAGAGTGAATTTTAGGTCTACAGACATAAGAACTGGTGCCTTCTGTAGGATTTGAACCCACGGTCTACCGCTTACAAGGCGGTTGCTTTACCAACTAAGCTAAGAAGGCTCTACTTACCCTTAGGCTTCTTTTTCTTACCACCACAAGGCATCTTACTTACCGCCGTTGGAAGTCGGCTTGGAGCTATTACCGTCCTGCGAACCTCGAATAGGGGCTGCTTTATGGAGTTTCGCTGAAGTACCGTCTACGGACTTAGCGATTGCTACGTTTTCACTGTCAGCACACTGATTTTCTTTACTCATTTTGATTTCCTCTTAGCTGTTTTACCAGACTGAGTTCCTGATGAACCCTGTGTAGATTTAGGACGGTTTTTTGAAACTTTAGTAAAATAGTCTTTTCGGTCTGGAGTCTGATTACCTTGTTCGTTTCTAACGATTTTAGAAATTTTTTCTGAAATTCCAAAACCTCGATTACTAAGTCTAGTAGCTGCTCCTTCTACTGCATTAGCTGCTCGCTTAAGTTTGGAAAGTTTGCTAGTCGCCATCTTCTTCCTCTTCGTCTTCGACTTCTCTGAAGTCTGCTTCCATGATTGTAGGCTGAGTTACTTCTACCTTCGTTGTAGTACCTTCAACTACGATATTGATAGTTGGAGGTCCTTTGGGACCGGAGACATCATCGCTTTGCTTACGGACTGGGATGATACGCTCTAGGATAAGCTTAGCTGCGGTCAAGTCTCCCTCTGCTGCCTTCTTACACACTACTGCTACAATCTTGGGCAGCTCGTTGAGAATAACCTCTTCCTGTTTGTTCAGTACAGCTTCCCTCAAGAGGGTGAGCTTATTCTTGGAACCGGGCTTCCTACCAGTGGGCGTAGGTGGACGAGGTTTGTACTTCTTTACCTGAGGTAAAGTTTCTAGTAACGGCTTCTCTTCACTATTTTCATTATTCATGTGGGTATTATATCATACTAAAAACAAAAATGCAACAGTTTTGTTCCAAAACCAACCCCTTCCTTTGGAAGGAGACTGAAACAGCATCCCATAGGGATGTAGACTGAACAATACTTGTCAAGATTCCATAAAGTCAGGTCGACCTCAGGGAGACCTAATAAGAAGTCAATAGGTATTTATATTATTATTATTATATTAATATAAATTAAATATATTATATATAAATAATATTATAATATTAAATATATATTATATTATATTAATACTATTAGACAGTCAAGTTTCAATAAAGTTCCCTACGCTAGCGTAGCTAGCTGTAGTTCAGTAAATATATATTTGTTATTATAGTAATATTATTATAGTAATAAATATCCAATATTCTCTCCCCCGTTGTGGGAATTAGAGTACCTTAGACACTCACCGATCTCTACGGGGGACTACCCCCTATCTCTCCACGCTCCCACTCTGCTGCGCTGCACACTGGCATGCATCTTGCATGCTGCGCTGATTGCGAATCATTCTCGTTCGTACTATCGATACGATTGAGAATCAATTGTTGCAGTGCGATATGCCCGTACCGGACTGGGCCGGCAGGTCGAGGATAAATACCATTTAGCCTATAGGGTATTTAGGTAAGCAAGTAATGTGCCAATACCATCTACCTTCTAACGCCCCCAAGCTAGCG